GCAAACATCTTGGTAAAATCAAATTTGCTGTAGTCCATTTTGCCAAAATCAGACAACTGCTTGACTGATTCCGTGGCCAAGGTGGTACCTAGGTCTGTGGTGACTTTGGCCACTGATTTGGTGTATGCCGTTTGGCTGTCAATGAAATCAATTAGGGATTTTTTCACCGCTTCGTGCTGAACAAAAGTGTTCACAAAGGTTTTTTTGCCGCTCTGCACGGTATCAATATAAAAATCGGTTGTAAACATATCAATCTCCTTGTGTAGTAGTTTACTGCGAGGTCCCTCATTCAGCACCTCAACTGTATTATATATGACATTATTGTTGCAGTGCAACATTTTTCTGCTCTTTTTGATTGGTTTTGATATATGCCCACTAAATACTTTATAGGAGATACAAATGGAAATTTTTATTTTGTTTATGATTGGAGCTGTGGGAGCATTCTGGTGGCTCAATCATGTCACATCCAAAAAACTCAAAGAATCAAACAATGAACCCGTGTCCAACACGGTGCCAACTCCTGTGGTCGAAGAAAAACCAGTGCCTGTGACAATGACCAATGTTGGTCCAGAAATTATAGTTGCGCCGGTAGTAGCAGACAGCACACAGGCAGACAAAGAGCCTACCAAATCTAAATCAAGATCCAAGAAACCAACACCCAAAGCCGTGGTCAAAAAACCTCGCGCTGCCAAAGTCAAGTAATTCAAAAAACCTATACTTTTTTATAAGCTAACCTCGCGTAAATACCACGCGAGGTTTCTTATGAGAAAAACAATAACAAGCATAGGATTGTGCCTCCTCGCCTTGAACGCAGGAGCCACAGAGCTGTCATTCCAATTCAATTCACCGGCATTCAACGGTGTGGGATACAGTAGCCATGTGCTGACCATCGAACAGCTAGAAACACAACGTCGCAAAGCCATTGCAGATGCAGCCAAAGCTGCTGCAGATCAAGCTGCTCGCGATGCAAAGAACACCAATCTTGCCAAGTTTTTGGTAAACGTAGAAAGCCGCATCTATGCTCAACTCAGTAAACAGTTGGCAGATGCAATGTTTTCAGATGGCTCCAACAGCGGTGCCATGGATTTTCAAGGTACCAGCATAGCCTGGACAAAATCAGCCAGTGATGTGACCTTGAGCATTAGAGACTCGGGAGGTGGCACTACCGAAATTACGGTGCCTATAGGAACTTTTGCATTTTGACCAAAGTTATAATATTTTTGTGCAGTCTGGTCCTGACCGGCTGCGCTGCGGTGCTGTGGGACACCGAGCGTGAACCACCGCAGGCTTTGCCACGAGTAGAAATTCTCAAAACTTTACCCGAGCTAGATGGGCCGCCTATACCCATTGCAGTCTACGGGTTTTCTGACAAAACTGGACAAATGAAACCCAATGATAGGCTTGCGCTGTTTAGCAAGGCCGTGACACAGGGCGCAGAGGTATTTTTGATCAAAGCTCTGCAAGATTGCGGTCGTTGGTTCACCGTGGTAGAAAGAGTGGGCCTAGACAATCTTATCAAAGAACGTCAGCTGATCAGAAATCAACGAGAAGTATACGAAGGCAAAGATGCCAAACCTCTGCGACCCATGCTAGTCGCTGGCATCATGATCGAAGGCGGTGTTGTAGGATATGATTCCAACTTGCGTTCGGGCGGAGCAGGTGCCAGAATCATGGGCATAGGCAATTCCATACAATATCGAGTGGATGAAGTGGTTGTGGCATTGCGGTTTATATCAGTGCATACCGGAGAAGTGTTGATCAACACCGCGGTCAGCAAAACCATTTACAGTACCATGCAAAATGCAGGGCTGTTGAGATTTGTAGATGCCGGCACACGAGCTGTGGAAATTGAAGCTGGCACTGCGCTCAATGAGCCCACAACCTATGCTGTTCGAGTGGCGATCGAACAGGCCGTGTATGAAACCATCATCGCAGGCGAACGTCGCGGACTGTGGCGTTTCAAACAGCCAAGGAGTGCAGAAGAGGTCAACTCGACTGCAAAATAAAAATGAAAACAAAGACCCATAAAGGGCTAGCAGCAATGATCGCACTGTGGTTAGGTACCACTGCCTGGGCCAATGACATATACATTGAACAGGTAGGCAGTAGTAGCACAATTACAGTTACGCAAGATGGGGCCAGCAACATCATCGGCGAGGAGTTGACACCTTCGTACATAGGTGGCGGCTCCAACACCGTGACCATTGATCAAATTGGTGCAGGAAATGAGTTGCAGTTCACAGTGAATGGTGCCAGCACCGATCTCACTGTGTCACTAACCGGTAACAACAATATCAGTAGTATAACCTGCGGTACCACTGTGGCAGCATCATGCAGTGGTAGTACAATTACGCAAACTGTTGTGGGAGACGGCAACACTTTGACACAAACACTGGGGGCCGGAGCCAATCATACCAGTATTCTCACAGTCACTGGAGATACCAACACTGTGACACATACCAGCACCAATACCGGGGCAGTAAACATGCAGTACACAGTTGCGGGCGATACCAACACTATCAGCGTCACAACATCAGGTACAACAGCAAAGACACTCAATGCATCTACTACTGGCAACAACAATATTGTTACTATTGTTCAGACCAATTGATGTTTGGTCTGCAGTGGGTTCTGTCACCGTTCAGACAGGGCCTACTGAAATAGTAAGAAACAAACAAAGCATATCCAGTCAAACTGGCACTGCGATTGAAATGAACGATACCGTGGTCACGGCTCGGGCTCGAGCCGAGCTGACCTTTGTTGACAAAACACAAGTCAAAATTACTGAACAATCAAAGTTGATAATCGATGATTTTGTTTATGATGCAAGACAGGGCACAGGTAAGTTGGCCATGAAAATGGCCTTGGGCACGGCCAGATATGCATCTGGACAGATAGCCAAGAACTCACCACAAAATGTTGCAGTTACCACACCCACGGCCACTGTGGCAGTGCGTGGCACAGATTTTTCAATGACCGTAGATGAGTTAGGTCGCAGCCTGGTCATGCTACTGCCCAGCTGTGACGACCGTGCCTGTGTCACAGGTATAATAGAAGTTTTCAACGATGTGGGTCGTGTAATCCTTACACAGGCATATCAAGCTACCATGGTCAACAGTCGCAATCAACCGCCTTCTCAGCCCACCATTATCACCGTTGATCCAGGCAATATAAACAATCTTTTGATTGTGAGTCCCCCACCTGAAATCAGAGACGATCGTCAAGCAAACTCTGCCACAGGACCTGAATACAATCTACTCAATGTAGATCTATTGAAGTACAGCGAGTTAGAAAAAAATTACCTAGACAATTCATGGTTAGACAAAGATTTTCTTGAAAATACTTTTTTACAAAATGAGTTAGATGCGTTTGGTGCAAATGTTTGGGCGGCTACAGCATACCTTTTGGACAATGGTATGCTACCAGGTTATGATCCTAACAGTCTATTGCGTTATCGAGTAGACGACGAAGATCGTTTGATTTTGACTCGACGAATCAACAATCATGTCACAGAGCTGCGTATTCACAAAGAGGCTGACGCAGTGGTAGATATCAAACAGGATGGTATTCCGGTATGGCAAAGAGTCAATCGCGGCGGCAGCACAACTTTTACCATAGTGCAGCGCCAATAAATACTTGTGGAGTAACCAATGAGTGAATATTTCAAATTGGTCGCAGAAGTTGGGTTCCCCATAGCTGCAGCTCTTGGGGCTGGTTATTTTGTGTTTCTAACTCTGAAATTCATTTTAGCCGGGGTCACCAGCTCAGTCAATGGCATCAAAGGAATCATTGGAGCTTTGGATAACCGAGTAAAGACCATGAATCACGACGTGATTCGCATTGACACTGTGGTCAGTAACGCGCTGGGCCTCAAACCTGACGTAGACAGAATTGCCAGGGCTGACGGCAAAAACGACGCAAGAAGGGATTGACATGTTATTTCTCGGTTATAATTTTCACAAAATTTGGGACGGCAGCTTCATCATGGACGATGAACTTACCCCAGAAAAGCTAGATGTACAACAAGGTGATACGTTTGTGGTTGTTGTGAAAGAAAACAAAGTAATTTTACAAAAACAAAAACATGGACCTAGCAGAGCTGATCAATAAGTATGGTTTCCCTATTGTGGCCGCAGGTGGTATGGGGTATCTCATATACTATGTGTGGGTCTGGGCCACAAAAGAAATCAAACCTGTGCTCAGTGAGGCCAACACGACTCTAATTGGGTTGATCGACCGAATTCGTATGTTAGACAATGATCTCATACGCATGAACCAAAAAGTCAACACTGTGCTGCATTTGCGTGGTAAAATAATTGAAAGCGAACGTGTACTAGAAGTGCAAAAAGTAGATGCCGAAGCAGACAAGAAATTCAAAAAAGCATTGGCCGACGAACCTCTTAGACCTCGAGACAAGCAACAATGACCATAATTATTGCCACCCTGGTAATGACTCACATTACCATTGTGTGCGTGACTCTCTACCTACACCGCAGTCAGGCCCATCGATCGGTGGAATTTCATCCAGTGGTAGCACATTTCATGCGACTATGGCTGTGGATGACCACTGCTATGCAGACACGTGAATGGGTAGCCATACATCGTTGTCATCACAGACACAGCGACCGTGCTGGAGATCCACATTCACCGCATGTGTGGGGAATCGCACGTGTGCTGTTTGGTGGAGCATGGTTATACAATCATGCCAGTACAGATCGAGTCATGATTGACCAATACGGCTCAGGAACTCCCACGGATTGGATAGAAACAAAAATTTACAGCGGTTTGCCATGGTTAGGGGTGCTGATAATGTTGATGGTAGATTTAGCTATATTCGGCTGGTGGGGCCTAGCAGTATGGGCAGTTCAAATGATTTGGATTCCGTTTTGGGCCGCGGGCGTTGTCAACGGCTTAGCACATTGGTGGGGATACAAAAATGGGAAAACTAGAGACTGTAGTTGCAATCTTGTGCCTTGGGGCATTGTTATTGGCGGCGAAGAGTTGCACAACAATCATCACCTAGCACCAGGTTCGGCCAAGCTGTCACATCGTTGGTGGGAGTTTGATATCGGATGGTTTTACATATGTGTTTTGTCTTGGGTTGGCTTGGCAAAGATTAGACACACTACCATCGCTGATTGAACCCAAAACATACATTGGCAAAAACCAAAGTTGCAACCAAGTCTTTACCCACCGATCTAACCAATACTGCGCTATCATTTCATCGTACATATTTTGATAATGGTTGTGCGCACTATTTTGATGTGGCTCGGTAGACGCCATCCCATGTGTTATCCAGTCCTGCATTTTGCAACTCCTCAACACGTTCAGCCATCATTTTGTAGTAGGCTTCCATAGTGTTATCAAATGAACCGTCGAGGTTTTGCAGCAGTTTGATCACGGTGGCCCATTGTTGTTGACGATAGCAATGTAACATAGTATCATGCACCTCGCGATCGTCTAACCATTCTGCATTGACTTGGTCCATAGCACACAGTACAGTGTAAATGTCAACGCCTTGGGTTTTGCCTTTGACAGCTATGGTATCCAGTTCCAATACAAAATATTCGTCTTTTACCTGCTCCGCAGTGTGAGATCCAACCACAATTTTGACACCATACGGCTTAGACTGGCCCTCGAGTCTTGACGCCAAATTAACACCGTCGCCAAGACAAGTATAGTCAAAACGTTGATCACTGCCCATGTTGCCCACCACAACACTGGCAGTATTAATTCCCAAACCCATACCAAAGGGAGGAACACCTTCTTTTGCAATTTCATCATTGAATGCCTGTAAACTTCCCATCATAGCCAAACCGGTGCGCACAGCATTTTTTGCATGGTCAGCGTCGTCTAAGGGTGCGTTCCAAAATGCCATTTGCGCATCCCCAATGTACTTGTCTAATGTGCCTGAATTTTCCAAAATTTTGGCTGTCATGGCAGTCATGTATCGATTCATGATTCGGGTCAAACCCTGTACATCCGCGCCGTAGTGCTCGGAAATAGTGGTGAAGCCACGCACATCAGTGAACATGATACTGAGCTCGCGTGTGTCACCGCCCAGCTTCAACAGATCAGGATTCT